AAGAGATCAAATAACCAATTCGAAAGTGTTGTTTGATAAAAGATTTGAAGAGATGGGAAGTAAATCTTCAAAAGAAATTGATTCAAGCCTATTTGAAACGCAGAATATAACTTGGGATCAGTTAGGTCAAGTCGATACTATCGAAGTAGGTATGATGAGACCAAAATCAGCTAGAGTCGCTCAAAAACCTCGTTGGAGGAAGAAGGAGAGGAAAGCTGAAGTTAGAGAAGAAGTTAAAATGGAAGTTAAAGAACTAGTGAAACAACTAGATCGCATTAGAAAACCTAGTAGTCCAACTAAAGGATTGAAGAGAATTCGAAGAGAAGGGTTAGTAATTAGTTCTAAAGATAAGACCCAAACTCGAAGTATTGGACAAACTAGTTCAACTATAACTGGAAGTCTAGTAATAGGAATGGGTGAAGTGTGTAGTCAAGATGCAAGTTGCCAAGTAATACCTATTCACCCCCTTTTTCTAGGAGCGACGTTAGCTCAGATGAGTGGGTATTATAGTGAATTTGTAGTTAATTCATGTATTGCAAAGATTCGATGTAAGTCTGGAATTAATCAACAGGATACGATGTTAATTGCGTATACCAATGAAGGAAGAGGAATTCCTAATACCACTTTAGATGAAATAGGAGGTTTACCTGGTTGGGAAATTAATACTTTTACCGGAGCAGATTTGAACTTACCAGTTCCTAAAAGAAGAAGTAGAGTAAAAGCGACTGAGCCAGCGGATGTTCCCTTAACAGCCTTTTTCAAATTAACATCAGGAACTATAACAGACAAAGCAGTAATTTCCTTGGTGACTACAATTACGTTTTATGGTCGTAGAACAATTGAAGAGAGATATGCTTTGTATCGAGCAGTTTTTCTAGTTACAGTTAATGATGGAATTAACTCAACTCACAGTACACCAGTTCCTTCTATTCTTGATAATGCTATGAGTCCAGGTCTAGCCATCTCAATGAATCATACTACTAATATTGATGCAACGAGAATAAGACCCAGTTGGGATGTTGGAGAAGTTTTTGTTTTCGGTTCAACTTGTTCAAGATATGATCGTATTTCGGCTGGTTCTGATACTTTCGGTTTTCATTTCCTCTTTGAAAATTCTAACGGAATAGGCAACGAATATAGTATACCTCTCCCCACTGTTACAAATCAAGCAGGGTTTTCGCATGGCTTTAATATAGCACAAGTAGAAGTTTCTCCAGAAGTTTATTTTGGTAGGGGAATGACACTAGCTAGGAATATGAGTCCAGATAAGCCTAGTACCAGTGTTGAAATCATAGATGAGGATAAAGAAAG